CACCAACCGCCGTTTCCACCGAAACCGCCGTTGTTGTTCATCATAGCCATCAAAGCTGCAGGATCCATACCTTTATTTGCATTTTGCATTAAAGCAGCGAGACCAGCGTCGATACCGCGATCTTGCACGATAATTCTATCTTCTAACATAATTGATTTAGTTTATAAAAATTGATTTTAATTAATATCTGACATAGCGAGTGGCTCTACGAGAGTACTCATAAGGATCATATTCGTGTTCTACTCTTTCGTAGTCTCTCTTTTCATAATCATCCTTATCATACATGCTACGTCTTCCGAACATACCCATTCGTCTACCACCTCTACGATAATGTCCAAAGTCTTCTTCTTCATCTTCGTACTTGGACATTTTCTCTTCGTAACATTCCATTTCAGCTTCTCTGATATGATCACACATTACGTAAATATAATAATACCACATCTTACCTTCGTCAATATCTTTATCGTTAAGCCAAGCTTTTGCAAATTCAACGTAGTGTTTAGTATTATTAGAACCAGTAATGTTCATAATAACTCTATAGTAATCAGAGTAAACCATATTTAATGCTACAAACCAATCATAACGATTGAATTTGCTTCCTAGAGCAATTCCGTATTGACTGGCCAATGTGGTAGTCTCTTCTAAAGACCAATGTGGTCCACGAGTACCGTCCTCATTTTCCATCTTCATTACAGCTTTACGAGCATATTCCTCATTGAAGTGAGGTCCGTGTTCTTTCTCGTAAGCCTTCACACGAAATATTCTATGCATATTATTATTGATTAATATTGTTTTGAATATGTTATTTGTCGGGAATTTCTATTACCCGTGTATCCGTTACTTTGATCAACGGATTGCTATTTACTATCTGGTAATTTTTGATATGTATTTTCTTAAAGTCAAAGTGAAAGAATCTAACTAGCCAGTTTTTATAAGTATTCTTATATTCTTTGTTTTCTGTTACGAATATTGTCTACTAGTTTTTTATATCTATTTTGGCTGTTAGGATTGAATCCTTTCTACTAACTATGATAGTTGTTAAGTCATTGAGTTTTAACTCTTTATTGAAGTCTATTAACTTCTCTTTAATTACTGTTTTCACAGAATCCTTAATCTCAGTATTGATTACACTTACATTGGTTAGATTCTTATCTTTGACTTTATTATCTTTCTTTACTTGATTTATCTATTGTATCAAGCTATCCTTACTATTATTCAGTTCATTTATAGTAAGTTGTAATACTCTATTGTGTGCCTCTTTATTAGATGCTATCTCTTCATAAGCTCTAATATTACTAGTTATTCTGTTAATCTCTGCATTCTTTTTATTTAACTAATGGTTCTAAAACAAAACAGTCGCAATAAGTAAACTAACTAAACCTACTGCGACTATTCTGATATTGTTACTGAACCAATTAATTATCTTTATTACTATTGGTATCATCTGAAAGTTCTCCATCTAATTCGACATCTAATATCTATTCCCCTTTCTTCTTTGCTATCTTCTTAAGTATATTCCACACTTTCCATCTAGGATGTAGTTTACCTAAGTTCTCAAGTAAGGAGAAAAATTCTACTAAAGCTATAGCACCGGCTATAAACTCAATAGCGTGTAAATCTATAGAAGTTACTATAAACTTCTCAATAGTAAACGCACCACATATAGCAACTATTGCATCTCTTAGCTTATAGAATATTTTTGAAGTTAATCTCCTTGAACGTGCTAATATTTCATCGTCTTTATATTTCTTATTTACTTTGCACTCATATAAAGTATTAGCTATGATAATGCCAGCTAGAGCTGTAATAGGAACATATACTGGTGAGTATAGAGATATTAACCCACCTAATGCAGCAGATGCTAATTTCTCTGTACTACTAAACATGTTTTTAAATATAGGCATTGTATGCTCTCCTAACTGATAATAATTCATAGATAGTAAATGATATAAAGTGTAAATCAAAAAAGTCCCAGCTGATTCATAAGGGGTTTAAAATCGGCAGGGACTCTGAAAATTGTTCGAGATTATAATTAATAAACGTTTACATTGTAAATAAGTTGCTATTACTTGATTAAACTTAGTCAAGACTAATAGCGGTTCTTACGAGCTTCTAGCATATTCAATCAACTAATGATACTTAATTATCTTCTTCAGTAGATTAATGCCATTACAATGTTTCATCCAACCAATATGACTACAGACTTGCTGCCTATATTCACTATAAGTCATATGCTTAAGTTTATTCATAGCAGCAACTTTCTTACACATTTTGTGTTTAATATTCTTTCTAATTAAAGTATAATCGTGATAGATTTTATATCCTACAAAGGATATACTTCTGTCTTCTACTTTGAATATCTAATAATTACTTTTAATTTCTAATTTAAGTGTGCCTAACTGTTCTCTTATTTCATCAAGTAATTGTCTTAAGTATTCTTTATCACTATGAAGTATTACCATATCATCTGCATATCTGAAGTAATACTTAACAGCTTTGTCCTCTTTAAGCCAATGGTCAAAGTATGACAAATAAAGATTAGCAAAGAACTAAGAAAGATAATTACCAATAGGAACTCCTTCTACAGAGTCTATAATACCATCTAATAATGCAAGTAGCTTATTATCTTTAATCTTCTTCCTAACTATCTACTTTAATATTTCATGGTCTATACTTGGATAAAACTTTCTTACATCTAACTTGAGACAATATACTGTATTCTATTTATCTTTCAATGCGCTTTGTACATCATATAATGCTTTATGAATTCCTCTCTTCTTAATACAGCTATAAGTATTAGTAATGAATACAGAACGCCAAATTGGTTCTAATATATTCATAATAGCATGATGAACAATTCTATCAGGATAATAAGGTAATTTGAATATAAGTCTTTCTTTAGGTTCTCTAATTATAAATGTATCATACTTAGAGGTAGTATAAGTTTGGTCTATTAGTGTACTTTGTAATCTAACTAATAAACTATCTTTATACTTGTCAAACTCCTTAATATCGTTTCTATTACTCTTATTCTTTCTAGCTTTCTTATCTGCTAGATATAAGTTATCTAATGAAACTATTTTGTCAAATAAATTATTATATCTTTTCATATCTGAAGCACCTAAGCGAGCATTCACATATTGTTACTAACACGCTTGTTAAAGTTAAGACATTTTCTACCAAGTGGTAAGGTCTCGTTCCTCTAAAATTGATAATCACTGATAATATTTGGTAATCGTGCTTCATTGTACTGACATTAGCATTTGCATTACTAAGGTCATTGTTAGAATTCAGATTGAATAAACCTGCATTGGAACTATTACTCGTGTTAGCTCCTATCTAACTTACTTGTTCAATCCAGAACGACAACCTATTTGTTAATAATTAAGGGATATATACCAGACGAGTACCGACATTAGCACTGGCAAGACCAAGGCCATTGCCAGAAGTCAGTGCGAAAAAACCCGCAGAGGAACCATCACCCGCGTCAGCCCCCAACAGTAAAGTTCTGTCAGCTTCTACAGCATTCGTCCAATAATGATCACAGAAATACGTAGTAGAACCAGCTCCACTTTCCTAACAGAATAAGTCAGCAGCCGCATTATTTGTAATGCGTTTAACCCATTGTCCGTTGGTAGTGATAGTAGTTAAACCACTATCTTCATATAACGATTTATCTATGCCAAAATTCTCTTTGTTGTTGGTGACGTATATCTTATTGTCTGTTCCTGTTACAACAATATCACAACAGTTCTTCCATATATGACCAAATGGATTCTCAATACCTCTGTATCTATTAGCGTATTGACTGGCTTGTGTTTCAGTACCTTCTGCATCTGTATTAACATATGAATACTGTACTTGACCAGAACTATTACCTAATGAATTAGTAGTACCTGTAGGTACAAAAGCCCATCTATCGGCACCGTTTTCTTTCTTAGTTCCATTAGTAATACCATTACCAAGTCCACCTTGATGATAACCTTCTTCGGTTAATGCAGTGTTAACTGCTTTCTAACTATTAAGGGTGGCATATTCTACTACATAACACCAAGTAATAAACTTATGTATCTCATAAGTATAGATAGCATAACTGTTACTTCTACCATTACGAGCTTGTGTCAAGAAAGTAGCTCTATTAGTATTTACAGTAGGTACTTGATTTCTAATTGAGTATAAGGTACTACCATCTCTATAAGCTTCGTATGCAGAGCAATACTTCTTACTAAACTTAGTATATCCTTCTAAGGGGTATAAAGACATTCTTATTTCCCAATCATAGTCTCCATGTACTACCACAGTATAGTATGCATCAGGTAATTCAACCATATCATTACCATCTTCAATACTATTGGTTACTTCAGAACCATCTTCATAATGATCCCAATCTGTAGCATTAAAGTATTTAATAGTACCATCAGAAGTAAGTCTACAGCCTTTGAATAATGATTGTACTGGTAGGTCTTTATGCATTTGCATATTACCAGTTCTTACCCCATCAGGACTACTACCTGTAAAACGTACTCCATACCATAAGTCACCTGCAGCATATATCTAAGAACCATTCAACCACATCTCTTGAACAGTCTTACCGTTTGCAGCAACCTCTTGGAATGTAGTACCATTAATAGCAATTTCTCCCATATTAAGCAGCAGTTGAAAGTTTAATATACAATACTCCAGTTACTTGGCTATCTGCTTCTGGTATAGCATCTACTATCTGAATACTGTTAACTGAAGTAGAAGTTACTTTATTATTAGTTGCATCACTAATAGCTGTATCAGTCTATGACTTAGTGTATACGTCTGCACTGTTGGCTTTAGCATTAAGCTTAGTATCTACTTCTGACTTAGTATAAGTAGTAGCCTTATCTGCCTTTGTATCTAATGAAGCATTTACAGTAGCTGTATCAGCTTTAGTACCAATAAGATTAGTAATAGTAGTTGCGAAGTTGGGATCATCTCCTAATGCAGCAGCTATTTCATCTAAGGTATCAAGAGTTTCAGGAGCAGATGCAACTAACTTGGCACATTCAGCTTTAGCTATCTCAGTAGCTTTAGAATCAGCTTGAGTCTTAGTATATGCATCAGTAATACCATAACCAGCTAACGTAGTAGCCTTATCTGCTTTACTACTGTCTAATTCATTAATAGACTCTCTTACTTCCTGTATATCAGTAGAATGAGTATTATCTACATCGTTGATAGCATTCTCAAGTTGCTCTTCTTTAGATTTAGCTCTACTAATCTCAGATGCCAAACTAGCATCAAGTTCATCTATACGTTCAGACTGGTCTGTATTCTCTTTGTAGTTAGTGGGTATCCACTGCTTACCATCAAAGCTTTTAATTACATTACCTGTAGTATCTGATGATAAGTCAATCCAGTATGAAACTTCTTTAGGATTTGGAGCATACTTAGATGCTACAAAATTAGGATTTTCTTGTCTTGTCATATTGTTTAAATTAAATCTCTATATTATAAATATTTTCCTTTAGCCAGTTTATTTCATCTTCATTCAGTGTGCGATTGAATAAGAGGAAGTCAGAATGGCAGCCATGATAAAAATAATTAGGGTTTGCTTGTTGTTTATTTAAGTAACATCCTATAACTATTTTATCAATGTAAGTTGCATTTCCACTATTAATAGGAGTTCCATTATATGAATTTTTAGTTTGATAAAGGATACCATCTGGAGCCATTTTTACAGCATTATTTGTTCCAAAACTGGCAGCCCATGTTTCTGTATCACTTTTTATTTGTTCAAACAAAAATCCTCTATTAACTGCATCGTCTAAATATGTATTATTCGCAAAAGTATGATTGATTTGTTTGTCAAACCAAGTTCTATCTGCAATAACAGTATAATCTGTCAATATAGGCTGATTATAACTTATACAGTATTCTTTACCACTATAACAGAGCTGATTAGGGTAGTCGGGGATTTGAGTAATAGTAACGTTTTCACGATTGTTATTTGCAACTATATTTACAGCAGTTCCTTCTGTTCCCTCTGAATAACAAGGTGGTAATATATAATCACCATCGGCATCCATTACATAAGTAAGTTGCTTTCCATTTTCATTCCTATAATAGTAAGTAATTGTACCACCACTTATACCTTGAATACGAATTGCATAAGAAGGAATATATTCTCCTATAATACTTGAATATGGTAAACCTAAACGAGAAAGTGCACCAGCTAATAAAACAAAACTATTTGGTTTAATATCTGTGACATTCTGATTACCGCTATTATTATAAGTAGTAAAGTCAACAGAATAAATTCCAACCCCACTATTCAACTTCCCTTGAAAACCATACATATAAGCATCAAGTCCATTTCCACTGAAATCTTTAAGGATTGATGTAGGTAAAATTTCTATAGTAGCTTCTTCTGTAGTCGTTTGAGTATTGCAATAAAAACCAAAATTCTTTTGAGTTCTAACGCTAGCAGGTAAATGATAGATACCACTTTCATTAATAGTAATAGAACCTGTGGTATCGTCTTCTTTGTTGTATCTATATGTTATAACAGCATTGCCTGTATATTTAATATGGAACCCATCAGTAAAACTATTAAAACCTCTATAAGCTATGACATATTTTAACTCTGTACCAGCGGGAATAACTATTTTCTTTTGAGTAGAAGTAATACTTGTATTGTTAATCGTCCAATAAGTGAAATCCTCAGCATAACTCTCTATCACATCTAACTATGTTAACTTCTACTTACTAGGACTATACCAACATACTAGACTGTCATTAAACCAATCAGGATATACTGGAGCTGATTCACCTGGCATTAACCATTCACCTAATACCACAGCACCTTCATCAGTATACTAACTAATACGTATATGTTTACCTGCAAAGATACTAAAGTCAACCTAATTGTTATCCTTTACAGTAAGTATTATAGGAGTTAAAGTAGGATCATCTGTAAGAGTATTAATGATAAGCTACCCAGTAATATTAGCAGGCTCTATAAACGAATCTCCCTTCTCTATATGATACAAAGAAGGGAATACAAAGTATGCCTATGGATTTATAAATATAGGTTGATATAAACACGTTTTCATTCTATAGTAATTTGTATAGGTTCATTAATATCCTTATGCTCCTTAAGCATACTATATAACTCTTTAAAGGTATTAGTACTATTGATTACTTGTCCCTTTACTTTATTCTGTCCAACAAGTATACAACCATCTGTATCCTCTGGAGTATTACCTATATGGATTAACACACCTTCATAACCAGGAACTCCTACTAATCTAGGTAAGTAGCCTTTACAGAATGAGTACTGTTTGTAGTTACTAAACTTAGGAGACTGTACATCTAAAGTAATACTGTAAGTACCAGTAGGTATTGCTGTTACTCCTTTAATCTTAATACTCTTAATTTCATCTAGAGTCATTTTAGAATCTAATCCTCTATCTGTATCTTCAAGAGTATCACAGATATACATCAGATCATATCCTTCTCCAGATGCATATTGTTCATCTGAGTAAGTCTTACAGTATAGTTTACCTATAGTATACTTATCTCCTTTAAATATTCTTTTTAATACTAATTCCATATTATTCATTATTAGTTTTTCTACTACTCACTGACTAATCATCTAACATATTACCAACTAAGTCAGCAGCTAAGTTCATACCAAATGTTTTGGCATCATTATCTATCTCACTTACCTTAACGTTAATCTGAAGTAATAGTAAATATATTTGTTCTAACAGTTCCCTGTTTGTCATGTGTGCTAAGTACGGGTTCATATTACGATATAATGTGAATTAGTAACGTTGTATAGTTCTATTCACCTGAAGACTCGGATACAATAACTTGTCCAGCAGTATAACTATATCTATAGTTAAATAAGCCTGTAGATGCAATTGAACTATTGAAGTTAGCGCAATAGGATACATTGGCTGTGAAGTTACTACCTGCATAAACAGATAATGCAGTATAAGAATAGAATCCTTGCATTAGTACCTACTTAGGTTTAACAGTGAATCTAGAACTATTAATGGTAATAACCTTTTCTTCGTCACTTGTATTGTTTATGTAGATAATCTCTCTGTGACCATTAACAACTCTTAAGTCATACTGGGGGGGGGTTGGTAGATTTGCATTAAACTCTGCCTTAGTAAGGCATTCATTAGTAGAATCTACACTCAAGCCCTCAGCACTAGCTTCTGCTTTTGTTACTAATTCGTTTGTTGATTCCATATTATGTTGTTGGATGTAAATTAATTTTTAATTGTATTTTTAATCCTGTTTCTAATGTAAAATAAACGAACCCAGTTGATTCACCTGCTTCTTTTGTGTCCGTAATAAGATACTTCTGTTTCTCAGTACTAAGATTGGTGTAATCTAAAATATGACTGTGATCTATAGTCATATTTGAAATTTTAATAAAATCTGCATCTGAACTTGCTCCACTTAAATAAGAAAAAGATATAAGTAGTACACCACTTGAAGAATTTAAATTATATACATCTAATACCTACTCTTTGTTTTCAGCTCTAAGTATATTATTAACAATAGAACCACTACCGTATATAGTGCTAGAATTAAGACTTATCTAGAAACTACCATATACTATTACAATAGGATAGTAGTTCTATAAAGATATATCAGATATGCCAACTAATTCATTATCGGCGTATGAGTTGTTTATTGTACATCCAGGAGCATTAGTTTGTATTTCTGCTTTGGAAGGCAGAGCATTGCCCCCCCCCTCTACAGAATATTGGCCTGTCTTATTGTATATCATTTCCTGAGTTGCACATTCCATTCTTCAACTCCTCCACTTGTTTCTTTAAGTCTTCAATTTCTTGCTTAAGTAGTTTAATACCTTCTATAGCTACTACACCAAGCATATCATACTGTACAGCTTTAATACCGTCTTTATCAGTTCTTACTACCTCAGGGAAGTGTTCCTCTAAGTTCTATGCAATAGTACCTATCTGATGTTTATCATACATATTAAACTCTACAGTCGGTATATCACATATCTATTCTAGAGTATGCTCTAATGGCTTTATATCTGACTTTAACCTAATATCAGATTCTTTATAGAATGCAGCTGCATATAGTCCAGCATATCCACTATTTGATGCAGTACCGTTTCCCAATCTATAGTCTAGCACATTACCATCACTGCTACCAAATCTTGTTCTGTAATTAATCCAAATAGATTCGATATTGGAAGCTGTAAAGTTAAACTCATTAGTATTTACTAAACCAAAGTTTCTAGCACTATATAAGCAATCATTTATATCAAAGTCAAACCATTCTTTAATATTACCTTGTGTGCTCTAAACATCAAACGTTTGTGAATCGTTATCATTTCCATATGCAGCTGTATAAGAACTATTATGAGCTACTATATTAGTTGATTCACAATCACAGGTATAGTAATAGTTAGCACCACCTCTAAGATATATAATGAACTTGGATAATTGAGTTATTTGATGCATAGAACCTACGGCAGTATCTCCACCCCATGCACCGACATAAGCATTCAATTTCTAATAGATACTTATTTGTCCCCATCCTGCACCACCTATTTCCATGTCCACATATAGAGCAAATCCTCCTGAATTCGTAGCCCAAGATGGTTTAGCATTACCCTATGAATCAGTATTTAGAGTATTATGAATGATAAGGTGTAAAGGAAAAGTAGCTACATTAGGATCTGCATCAAAGTCACAAGGATACCAATGGTCTTCATCAAAGCCTTCTCCTCTAAGAGATACCATCTTTCTATTTGCTCTGTCTTTGTCCAGAATACTATCTCTGGTTACTTTCTTATCCCCTATAAATATATTCTTCATATCTTTAGTGTTAAGGGTGAGGGTAATCACCCCCCCCCACTTTTATTAAAAATCTACAAGTCCATCAGGTAGTTCACGTTGATACTCCAACTAACCTATGGTCCATCTATTAAAATTGTTTCTTAATACTAATATAGAAATAAAAGTTGGGAATTGTTTTTTTGGACTAACCCAAAGTTCACACATTCCATTATTAATTCTATAATAGAAATCTAAGTAAGTTATACCGATCAAAGTATCATAATTAGTTTTCACTCCTCCCCTATGTATACACATATTACAGAATACAGGGGCATCTTCATTATCAGCATAATTACCCCCCCCCGTACACAGCAGAGATATTGAACGTTGATTACCTTCTTCCAAATCTTCTGCAGGTCTATATAGGGTTTCAGCTATCTTAAAATAACCTATGTTACCTTCAAATAAATTAGGATCAAACTATATGACAGAGTTTATCGGATTAGATCCTATTGTAATCATAATTATTCGTCTAAAACAATTAATGTGGTCGCCCACATGTTAAGTCCACCAGTTGTAGAAGCAGGTTGTAATATTGTTGAATTTGCCTATACTGTGTGATTAAACCATACAGTAGAATAGTCATAATCTGTGGCTACTCCATTTGAATGAAACCCGATAGCCCTTATTGCTACATCATTAGGATTAGTAATTATTGTTAAACTAACAGGATTATTATTGTAGCCTACCGTATACCAATCAATCTTGCCAGGTTCTACTACAGTTAACTGATTATCACGATACAGGTAAATCTGATGTGAACTGAGATTGGCAATCATAAGTGGAAAATCTGTTCTAACAACTGAATCAAAGACATAACTTAGGTTGCCTTGAAGTTTACTCCAATCAAACTAAAGCAACTAGTGGTCTTTTACATAGACACCTTCAGCATTGCTTGAACTTACTTTTAAATCACTATCTACCATATCAATCTACTACAAAATAAGCGGTATTATCATTCTTACTCAGACTATTATATTCAGATGTAGTCTTCCTAGTTATTATATTAATATTATCTGAGTTAACTAAGTCTGCTATCTCTATAAATGCACTATCTGCACTATTATCTGAGTTAATACTAATTCTCTTAGTGTATAATATACTACCTGTATAATAAGCCATAACGAAATGTAATTGGTACGTACTGCTATCAGCATTCTTCCAAGCATTTACACAACCTAATTCTATACAGTTGTTAGCATCACCATCCACATGTATATAGTATCTAGTATGATTTGAGATAATATCATCTACTACAGCACGAAAGCTTTCCTTACTACCAAATATATTATTAGTAGCTGTCTCAGCAGCTGAACCAGTTTCCTTACGATTAGTTAAGAAACTATTTACATTTGATACAACGAACGTCTTACCATATCTGTTATCATCCACATACTTCTTAGTAGCAGGACTATAAACAGTAGTAGGAGTATATTCTTTAGTCTAACCAAACGTAAGTACTTGATTTTCATTAACTAAGTTATAGTTATCTCTACTTACACTATGGCCAGTATTACCTGAAATGATAATATCACATACTACTAATCTTCTGGTATCCTCACTACCACTTGTAGTTCCAGTAGTTTGTGTTAAGCTAAGCACAATCCTATTACTACCACTGTCATAGGTAGCTGCAAAACAAGGTTGATATATCTGAGCTATTATACCTAAAGTCAAACCTAAATCAGCTATAATAATCTTATTAGCTTCTATAGCATCTTTTAAGTCATTATACTCAGTATCTGTTAAAGAATCTGCAGCTGCAGTCTCAAGTACAAAAGTACCAGAATCCCCACTACCACCACCTTGTATAAGCTTATATGTACCATTGTCAGCTAAGTATCTAGTACCATCTCCATCAGTAGTTATCTTATCTATCTTAACCTTATCTGCAGCAGTAAGTACACCAGCTTTAGTAGTAGTTGCAGCAGTTAGAGTTTTAGTAACTGTGGACTGCTTAAGAGAGCCATATACTCCGCTACTCTTGTTAACATACTAAGTACCTTCAGTAATACTGACGGTTTCACCAGTAGCATCAATGCTACTACCAGGAATATAAGCAATTATTCTATCGGGTAAGCTATCTGCAGTAGTCTTGAGTGAATTACCTTCAGTAAGGCTAAACTTAGCATCCAATGCAGTTTGAGTTGCAGTAGATATAGGTTTATCAGTATCTGCTGTATTATCAACATTACCTAATCCTACTTGAGCTTTAGTAACTTCATGTGGATTAGTTTTATTATTGATATGTGTTTCTAAGTTAGTCTGTACAGCATCAATATCAGCAGTAATACCAGCTTGATCTTTTAAGCCATTCAACTTAGTCTTATCCGCCGCTGTCATTATACCCGGTGTAGCTGTAGTAGCTGCATTGATTGTATGAATATTAGTACTAGTTTCCTGTTCTTGCTGTTTATAGAAGGTATATCTCAGTACAACACTATCTGGATCGTTATACGTAACACCATTAGTATCAACAATAAGCTTATTAGGTATTCTATTAAGTTTGTCAGTAGTTGCTTTACCTTTATCACCAGCATATGCAGTAGAACTAGTTTCACCTAATGCTAATGATTGAGATATCTCAACATATGCAGTACCTGACCATCTATAAGTAAGGTTAGTATCCTGAGTAATATATATCTTACCAGATTCACCTGTATTAGGTAATGCACTAAAAGTACTAACTTCAATTACATCATCTACATATGAAGGCAATTGACTTGAAGGTACTAATCCATTCTAATCTAATGTAGCAATACCATTAGCTACTCCTTTAGAGTTATTAATAGCATTGATATTGTTCTGTAGTGCAGTATCTGCTGCTTCATATGCACTAGTGATGTCCTGTTCAGCTTTAGTAGCTCTAGCAATCTCTGTATCTAAACTACCTTGAAGTGTACTAACAGCTTGAGTTCTATCACTAACTTCTTTACTTATCTTACTATCTAATACATCATCTGCTTCAGATCTTGTAGTAGCTTCATTATTTATATTAGATTGCAAAGTTGAATCAGCTGCCTTATAATTGGTTGTAATAGTGTTTTCAGCCTGTGTAGCACGTTCTGTCTCTGCAGTAATCTTACTGTTCAGGTCACTGTTAGAACTGTCTATATTGCCCTGTAAAGTACTATCTGCAGCCTTTCTAGCATCCTCTTCTGCCTTTATATCATTAGGTAAAGTAACATCTAACTTTACTTTATCTGCAGCAGCCATAAAGCCAGCATTACTCTAACTAGCACAGTTAACTGTTTTAGTACCTGTTGAGTTAGTATCACTAATACGGTCATAGAAACTATATCTTAAGTCAACAGAACTACCACTGTAATTAGGGTCTAATATACCACTAACTAACTTAGCTGGATACTTATCTATAGTTGCATTAAGAGCATCTAAGTCATCTCTAACTTGTTTACCCTTAGAACCTTCATAGGCTGTACCTTCTTCTTCACCGATAAACAGACGCTCTGAAATAACAGTCATATTATTACCATCCCATCTATGAATGATATTAGTACGACCATATTCATCCTTATCCAGTCTTACATACATTCTATATTTAGACGGATCAGTAGTAGCATATGTACCATCTTCTTGATACACATATAACTTCTTATCACCAGTATTGAAGTATACATCACCTACATTAGATGATACAAACTCTAGCTCTTTACTATTGCTTACATACTGTTTGATGTTTACCAAACTCTAGAGATTAACTTCTTGATCAGACACTTCCTCAAAATAATCTATAATTGATTTCATGTCCATCTTTCCGTTAGATAACTGATCCTGGAAAGGAATTAACTCCTCTCCAGTCAGTTTATCTCTAAGTTCGAGTTCACTTATTTTAACTCCTTTTACTATCATTTTACTTCGTCTGTTTTAATTTCTTCTGATACTTTAGTTAACTCGATGATAGCATCAATAAAGGCAGGCTTACAATATTGTTCTATATACTGTTTAATGATATTAACTTCTTCAGCATCATACTCTGTTTCACCTTCAGAATTATAAATCTTTAGTGCCAGAGAGTGCAGTTTAATACCGCTACCTGTTTCATACAATAATTCACCTAATTGCTGTCTAACATCAGCGCAGACCTTATTAGTTTTCTTAATGTCTGTATATACTTCCAGTTGTGCAAAATTTATTTTCATAATCTATTATTCATTAATTAGAAAGATTTTCTATCATCGCGTAATATCTACTAGCGTATTCTTTAATTAGTGTAAAAGTAAAAGTATCTCCTTGGTTAATATCAACGTATTCTACTCTACCACCATTCTAATTATATAAGATAGGATACTCCTAATTAGTACTACTATTCTATCTACCATATATTCTTACATTCGGAGAAGAAGCAGTGGGTACATAAGTGATTGTCATTGATACAGTCCAGTTAGCCTAGTTTATACCTAATTTAGATTCTACTATACTATATTCTGGCAGACCAATCATACAAGAACCATATGGTGCTACTATTAGCATACGACTAGCGTATGTCTAACGTTGAATTGTATTACTAGCTTCAGTAAATTCTGCAACACGATAACTATATCCAACAACATTGCCATTCATAGATATATCTCCATTACCATACATAGCAAGGTTATTGTTTAAACCGCCTGTTAAATCCATATACAAACCAGCATTATTGTATACGTATTCATCTGTAGCATTAGAAGTCATTCTACCAAAGTAACCAAATCCTAAACTACTAACAGTTCCCAATATCAGTTCTCTATAGTCCTGTTTGAATTTTATATAGCTAGGAAATAGCATCATACCATCACTGCCGCCATTAGTACCATCAATGTAACCAGTCAAATATAGAGTACCAAGTGTACCTGTAGAAGCTGTAATATTACCTTCTATAGTCGCATTACGAGCATGTAGTTTACCACCTTGAGTTACTCTAAAGTCTGCATTAGCTCTATTTTCTTCAGTAGTACCAGCCCATATTCTGATAGCATCACTATCATCACCACCTTCACCAGTTATACCAGCTCTTACTACAAAGTCATTAACTGTATTACCAGTATAGTAACCAACACGTAATGCATTACCTGTCATAAAGTCAAGCTTAGCATTCTTAGCTATAATTAGGTCAGTATAAATACTGTCTACATTCTAAGCTAATTCTTCCCAGTATTCAGCTCCACCTGCTGTTCCAGGAGCATTGTCATTGTTAGAAGTATGTTTACCATTATTTCTAGTGTATATACACTTATATACTTTGTAACCAGTTTCCGCTCCTAAATCCTTTACTAAGGCTATATCTAGATAACGTAGTGGTTGTACTGTAGGAGATACCTCACTTTCATTGCAATATTCTACTCTAGGTTTCCATTCAGATCTACGTAATATAAGACCCTCACCTTGGTCACCTTTAGATACTTGCATTAACCAATCAGGGTTATCTTCACTTGGTTTAGTATCAGAGCCATTGTCATTAACGCATAGCCATAAGTAACCTAATACGCTTACTCTATCATAATAGTCATAATGAGTATCTGGTTCCCAAGCGCCTCTATCATTAGCATAAAGTACTTCTTCACCACTTGGTTTTACTTGAGTAATCTTACCAGTGAAATACACTGAATTAAGGTATGCGGAATATCCTTCCATTTCATAACCAAATATATTCAGATTACTTAAGTCACCGAATTGCATTGCGATGTTATTAGCTCTCTAGTCCCAAGTATTTTGGTTAACTAAGTAACGTGTATAAGTACGAGTTGAATAGCAAGATGTTTGGCGGTCTACATTAGTCTTATTACCATATGCTACGAAATTCATTTGTGCACACGGATGATAAGTCATAGTCCAATATTCATCTACAGGTCTAAGCTTATAACCAAATTTCTTATTTTGAGCATCAAGTATATTAGTAACTTCAAAGTAAACAGTATAGAAACCTGCAAACTTTCTATTACCCATACCATCATCTTCATCACTTTCTGCATTCTCTACAGTGTTCTCAGAGTGGAAGATACCCATACAAAGGTCACCCATTGATACTGCACCGTATTCGCCTTCTTCTAGTTTCAAAGTAATAGTACCAGTATACTAATCTAATTGTTCTACGCTTTCGATTACACCTGCACCAGGAGCATTCCATTTGTCACCTAACTGTATCTCTACACGATTATATCTAAGTTCAGGTACTTCAAGGAATCTACGTAATGTAAGACTATCTAATTCAGCATGACCCCATTTATCAATCTTACCACCAAAACCAGTAAGACCTGATGCAAAACCTTCTTGACCAAATACAGCTGAATCTTTAAACCATACTTCATGTGGTGTAGAATCTGGTTTAATCTTACTTATGAATATATCATCATATATTTCTGTATTCAGATTCTTATTAGTCCACTTTTGTAATTCACTGTCCCAAGCTAAGGCTTCGTCATTACGAACATCTTCTACTTTTACATCTTGTAAATCAACTAACTTACCTAATAAACCTGTAACTACTTTATTAGCAGCTACATTAGACCACCTATTACCATCATACTGCAATAAGTCTAACTTAGTTGCATCTACTATATTAGTATCCTTTAGATACTCAATACGGTTCTGTAAGTTAATCTAATTCTGTATATCACCTAAGTCATTACGTAACTTCTCTATATCAGATGTATTAGCTGATACACTCTTGTTAGTATTGTCTAAATACTAATTCTAAACATAGTTTACTAAGCTATCTGATACAGTCTTAATAGCTACAGTATTCTTTAGTACCTATTTCTCTAATTCTTCTGGAGTCATTGTTCACAAATTATAAGTTGACCATTAACGGTCTCTAAACCAAAATTAGTATTTAGCTCTCTCTCTAATAGTATAGGTCTAATGATTTCCTAATCATTACCATACCAGTACCTACTAGGTTGTACAAGGCAGTTAATAAGCTATTCTAACTTATCTATCTGTACTTGAGTTAATGGGTAATCATCGTCAAGTAAGTTAGCGATATACGAAGCACAAGCTATACTCTTTATATCACACTTATCATACTCTATATTGTACTTAGTAAGTAAGTTTTTACTGGCTCCTATTTTATATATCTCTTTAGTTAACATAACGAACAACACCCATTTTTGCAATTACAACAGCTATTAACTACTTTCTTGCAACGATTACAATCAAAGTGACCATCATTGAATATACTGTTATTAATACATATACCTAACATTCTTGCAATATCTTTGTAGTATTGAACTGCATCATTCATTATGTCATGTTCTATAGCGTATTGCAATAAGTTATATTTAAGTATGAATAACATTATACGATCTTTCTATTGATCGTCTAAACAAGTACTACAGCTTGTACAAAGTAAATCTATCTGCTTATAGTACAATTCTTCTCTATCGTAATAGAATACAGTAGAATCTTCTATACTTACAGTAAATGCACTAGCAAATGGTGATGTAGCATCTAATGTAATATGATACCTATCTTCACTGATATTGGTTACATCTCCTTCTTCGGCACTTATTAACAGTACAGAATATGAATGTTCTTCAGAATTATCTGAATTACGCTTAGTATAGTTATCCAGTGTGTCTATATATAAATATAAGTCCTCTGACACTGTATCAGGTAATTTAGTATCTAAAGAGATTACTAGAGTATCATCTATATTTTTAATTCCAATTATTTTCATGATATATATTTAAATAAAAAAGGCTACAGGGCTATTTAGCCCCATAGCCCTTTGTCAGCACACTGAAATTATATCTTATTATTTTACTTCTGCACCAGCAATAAAGGATTGAATACCTTTATCAATGATAGAACCTACCATGCTAGGACAGTAAACTTCAGTCGTAAGAGGAGTAGTCTTAATGTATTGGTTATCATTACTCAAATACTTGTTATCATTTTCGATAATAGCATAATCATACTGAGTACCTTCAACTACCTTACGTGCCTGTTCTACTTCAGGATAAGCTCCAGTAAATACGTGGCCCTTGTAACCCATGTTACGTACTTCAGCATCACGTACTTGTTTCCAATAACCTTTACCCGGATTACCAGCAGTCTTAGCAATAGTAGCACCAGCTACAGCTTTCGGCTGATTTGCAAGCAAAGCACCAGGAATAGTTTCATACAGAGAAGCTTCCATACATACAACGCTGTATTCATTCAGTGAATAAACACCTTCATTATCATCCTTAGGCATAGCATTCAGAGTGATAACTGCAGCACTAGCAGAAGCCTGTACACGACGGTTCTTGTGAGCATTAATCTTCTTTACGATAGCAGCAGCCAAGTCAGAAGCAGTTGCAGTTTCAGCATATACTTCATAAGAATGAGTAAACTGCCAAGCAGCTTCATACAGGTCTTTATAAACGATACGCAATACATAACGATTACCAGCTACGATAGTAGCATCTGTCAGAGTAATTACGATCTTTTCTTCAACCGGTTCAACGTGAGCACCGATAACTGCAGACGGCTTAGAATCTTTCTGAATTTCATTAGAGAAATCAATATTAGCTTTCTGAGCTACAGAGCCATCAGGCATAGTAACGTTGATTTTAGGGCCAGCTACACCAACGTACAAAGAGTTAGCGGATGCAGCAGCGGCAGCTGTTTTAAGCAGAGCTTTGTTTTCATCAAACAATGCTACGTCACCAACAGCCAGAGCATCTACAGTAGTGTAAGATGCAGGGCAAGTCTTTCCGATCAATACGGAATGAACGCTTTGAATCATAGTTTTAAATAAATTATTAATTAGACATATTAAGCGCTTAGTCTAAATCCGCTTACTTTCTACTTTCCTTATTTCAGATTTCCACGTTAGTAAGCGCTTTCTTGTTATGTTATTCCATTGTATTTACTTCGTTGGAATAAACATTATAGTTTGGTAAAGTACCTAATATAAGTTGCACAGCTATCTTTACAATTTCCATATGAGTATGAGCAGGAAGGTCTGTATATTCATCTGTAGGTGTACCTACTAATGTTACTTTACTAGGTCTCTTTAAATACTCAATAGTATACTCAGCTACTTTATATTGTCCATCAGTATATAAAGTAATAGTATTATCCTACATGAGTTTAATAGGTTTAGCTTTAGTGTACTTTAGACGATACTCTGATAATGAATTTTCTTTAATTCTGTCTACAGTTTCAATAGTACCTTCTATAGTATCACTATACTTAATTTTATAGTTACCTTCCGAGTCTTTCTCCCAGCAATCATTAGTAATACCATCTGCAGGAGCTATACCTGCCGTATCACCTAACAGTATTACATAATCGTCAGGTAAGGTAACTGTATAGGTTTCTTGATTAACCTTAGTAATGTCAATATCTTTATAAGTGTGCTTTGTAACCAAAGTACGTAAATCATCAGTACGTTTCTAGTCCTACTCGAAGCCTCTTTGTTTGAAATTGATACCTGAATATCTAGTCTTCCAGAACTTATCGACAGCTTCATTAATAAATGATAATATAGTATCAGATGGTAGTTTATTATCAATAGCTAATGTAGGACTAATTAGCTATAGTCTTCTTTCTACCTCTATTTGCATTTCACGTGGACTCATTATTCATTCAAGCTATCAAGTTGTACTTTAGTCTGTGTTCTCTGAGATTCTATAGTTTCTAGTGCTATTTCTACAGCTCTATCAATTACTTCATTTAATATGTAATCAGGAACCTCAGTAATATCCTTATTGTAGTCTGTATAGCTTATATTCTGAGGATACTTAATGTAAGTAATATCAGCAGTATAAGTATCAGCAGACATACGTATAGGATCTATATATATCTTCAGTGTATTATCTTCTAATACTGCTACAGGGGTTTCTATCCAAGGCATATTGTTATATGTCTATAAGAATCCTTTAGCCTTTTCATGATCTATAAGTGTACATATAGCAACTTCATCATTGAAGTGTAATACACAATCTACATAGAACATTCTCTTAAGTTCTTGATTATCTTTAAAGAAATTAGATAGAGTAAGCACATTAGAGCTAGAGTATGGATATACTAAAGGTTGTGCAGTATCTGTCTTAATTAACTTCTATAAATCAGCAATACGTTTAACAGCACCTTCAAATCCTACTTTCATAGTATTATTACCAGTGTACTTATTACATATTACTTCTATATAAGCCTAATTAAGAAATAAATCTATTTCTTCAGGAAGGAATGCAGGGCAGCCACCGAAAGCGACTGCCTCTGAATTCTTATCCATGAGAACTTTAAATGCCTTATGTAAATCAGATATCTTCATTATTTGGATTTAATTTCATTCATAATGGCTAACTTAATGTCTTGATTTTTCTTATCTTGTAAGTAAACAATAACATCGTCAATACCATTACCAATCAGATCTGTACCAAAGAAGTATTGAGTTCTATTCTTACGAATAATATTTTTAGCAATAGCTTCTTCAATAACAAAGTTAATTTCTTTATTTGGGTTATTTACCCATTTCAACATAAACTTATCAGGTGCTGTTTCAACTTGTTCAGTAAGCTTAGCTTCAACGAGTTCATTTGACATAGTATCTGATTTCATACCATACAAACGCAAGCACTTACGCATATCTTCAATAGACATTTTATCTAATTCTCTATATGCTTCACGCTTAATCTTATTGATACGATTAGCTTGTTCTGCTTCAGAGTCTTTATTAATCAATACGTAATCCTTAGAAGGATTCATATTAGCTAATCCGTCTGCTACTCGTTTGTGACCTTTAAGGAACAAGTATTGCAATTCATCCAACGGCTTATCTGTATCCAGTATTAAGTCTCTTTTACCAAGTTTAACTGCGAAGGTAGTCCAAAAATCGCTATTAGGAGACAACTCACCTTCTTCTTTATTTAAGGCTTTCTCTAATCTACGAGCATCTTCTGTACTCAAGCCAGTGTAGATATTACCAGATCTAGTCCAGTAAGGTCCTACATAATCAAATGTTGTAGGCCATTTTGTAAGTCCGGTCCAAGGATTTACTTTAACTATTCTAACGATTACTTCCATAATATCAAATATTAGATTCTATCAAGTTAGGAAAAAGAAAAGGCCAGCCGAAACTGGCCTTTATTAGCTTATTCTTTATATCTCCAAATATATTTTAAGTTTCCTAAAGAGTGAGCAGAGCCTGTATTAGATTCTCCACTTAATTGTCTTTGAATGGTTCTTCTGTCACATCCTGTAGATCTAGACGCTCCAATAATACTGGGATATTCTCCTATTAATTCTCCCGTCTTTGGGTCATAAAGTTACCACAGACTGTCAGTTTTTTACATCACTCGAGAATTAATTCGCCACATGCGCGGGGATCTCTCAACATGATACCCATTTCACCAAGGAAGAATACGGTATAACCGTCCTTACCATTAGATCTCAGAGTATCTTTAGACTTAGCATAACCAGACGGAGCTACAGCACCACCAGTATACCAAGTTACGAATTCACGATCTTTACGTACTACTTTAACGATGTTAGCTTCACCATCACGACGACCAAGATCCAAGAAAGTCATACGATATGATTCCTTCGGTTTCAAGGTTACCGGATGCAATTCACGGTTATAAGTAGTATCATCGTACAACGGGAAGTACTTCAGAGTCAACTCGATACCGTTGGTCATTTTGTAAGTCTTGAACTGACCACCAAAAGTAAGGTTATCACCAGAACCAGTTACAAATACTGTATCCGTCAGATTCATAGTAGCTACCTTCTCTTTCAAGATACGGTCAAACTCACGCATACCCATTTCACCAGTCAAGGCAACAAACTTACGTTCGTTAGTACCAAGACAGTTGTAAGACAGATCGAACAAGAAGTCTTCCAACATTTCACCAGTTAAACGAGTATAGTAACGTCTGTTAGACGGAGCAATCTGTTCCAACAAACCAGCACCGATAAATACCGGACGACCGTTAGTACCTTTCAAGTTACAAGAACCGTCTTTGTTTACATTAGTTTTCATGTAAACCAACATACGTTCACATCTCTTATACCATTCACGTAAAGCTTTCCATTCCTGATAATCAGCCCACAAGTAAGAAGTCTTACCAGTTGCAGGATCTTTCAGAGCAATAGCCATTACAGTAGAATAGGCAGAACCAGTGATATCGTAGTTAATACGAATCGTAGTAAGGTAGTTACGCATCTTGAAGTGAGTGTTATAGTTCAAGATATCACCCTCTTCACTGTATTCCTCATATGCAGAAGCAAGACGAGAAACCTGCTTTCCAGCTTCAAGATATTCAGCAGGAATATAAGATGAAGGTTGACCATCGGCTACAAAACAAGTATATACCCACAGATTTCCATCTTGATAAGGTGCGCCAGATACACGTACTTGGAATTCCTTGTTATCAAACTCAAGAATAGCACCAGGACCAAACCAGTTATCTTCCAACCACAACATAATAGGTGTGTTACCCAAACCTGCAGTAGAAGTAGAAGTAATAGCTGCGCCATTCCATTTAGCGTCTCTAATTGTTACGGCACGGTCAGCATCGATCATTACAGACCATTCAAATGAAGGCTGATCGATAGTCATAACGTTGCCAAGACCACCTGTCAACATATCCAAAGAAGTGCTATAGCCACTATCTTTAGTACCGAATACATAAGACAGAATGGTAGAAACCTGATACGGATTCTACTGAGAAGCTACAGAAATCTTCGCAGTATCAATCAGGTCAGAAAACCACTTACCTTTGTATAGTTGCAGATTGTTAAGAATACTGTTATCCATAAAAATACTAGTAATTTAATTTATTTGTTTTAATTTTATTATGCGACACGTAGTTGTCGTGCAAAAGTATCCCAAATAGTTGAGGTACTGTCATTGTTTATAACTTGCTTCCTAGACTTCTTAGTAACTCCACTTCCTCTCAAACTATTTTTGAAGTTATCTAGAGCGTCTTTCTTACCTTTCTGCTTTGCAATAGTAATCAAACTATCACCCTTCATAGTAAAGTAAGCGGAAGTAATCAAATTCTTAAGGCTTTTAGCATAATCTTTCTGATACTTGGTAACACCTTCTGCATCAGGTTTAAATATATATTCCAACAAAGCTCGTTTGTCTTTTTCTGGAATTTCAATACCATAAATGCTATTCATGCCTTTTATTTCAGAGACAACGTTATTAAAGAATGTCTGTTGCTGCTTCTAAGCCTCTCTAGCAGACTTTTGTTGCTCCTCTAATAGCTTTTCCTTCCTTTCAGCTTTGATGTCTTTAAGAGCCTCTAATGCATCCACAGCTTCATCTTCAAGAATACCAGCATCTTCATACTTAGTAATCTTCTTATCAATCTGTTTAGCAGAGAAGCCTTTCTCTTTCAAAAACTCCTTTATAACTAATTTCTGATTTATTTCGTTATCCTCCACCTCGATATTGTCAAGATCAATATCAGCGTCAATACTAAAATAATCTTTAAGGTTACCTCCATTACGTACAAATTCATCAAGTTTCTCTACTTCCTCACTTGCATATTGAGGTACAGAGTTTTCTTCAATTACATCTTTAAAATATTCAATAAGATCTTCTGCAGTCTTAGGCTTATCTTCATCTTCTACATCAGACCAACCTAACTGTTCAGACAATGAATCAAAGAAGTTAACGATTAGTTCTTCGGAAGTAGTTCCATCATCGGAATCTATATCATCTTCCTCTCCTTTCTCATCCACAGTGTCATTATCCTTGTCAGTCTTAGTTGTCTTCTTACTAGACTTCTTAGTTTTTGAAGGCTCATTAGTTTCAATGTCGTCGTCTTCTTCACCTTTGCCATCTACATCATCTTCTTCCTCTTCTTCATCTTCTTTGTTATTTGTAGATTTCTTACTTGTTTTACCTCGTAGTGCTTCCAACTCCTCATCTGTCAGCTCTTCAACTGCATCAAATTCATTATCAATATTATCAATCTCTTTAGTTTTATTAGCACCTACATTAGGATTAAGGCTTTCAAGAATAGCCTCAAAACCATTTAATGTGTTCTTATTTTCCATAATTATTTAATAATTAGATTTATTTCTTTTTTCTCTTCTTAGCCCACTTCTTAGCCTGAATAGCAAAATTAGCTCTGCGTCTCTATAGAGTAGAGGCTTTTGGATTATTCATTACACTGTGTGCATGTTCTTGTACACTTTGACCTGCGGCTTTGGCAGACTTTGTAAATTTACCTCTATTCTTTTTCTTTATATGTATCCCTCCATTCTTATAGTTAGGTATTGGATACTGTGGATATTGTAACATATTAATAATTCTTAGTAGCTCCTAATTCATAGCATCTTCTTATTAAGAATTCTATTACTTCGTGAGCTTCTTCCTATGTAAAATATTTTTTATCTTCAAATAGCTTGATTGCATTTATCTAATCTTCTGATAAGATGTCTTCTATGTTATAAGAATCCTGTGACGGAGGCATTATAACATCTGGTAAGTAATGATATGAATGCTCCTCTTTGTATTTATCTAAAGTATTAACCCCTGTCACATAAGTATATAACTTACGATCAGTCTCTGTTTTCATTGCTTGTAAAATATTTATTTGCTCCTACCGCTCCTACTCCAAGTAATGGTATAGTATTAAACCATTTTGTATAAGATCTCATAGATTTAAACTATTCGCTAGCCTTCTTTATAGACTACATACCTTTTGGTAACTTACTTATTGCTTGTTTTATTAGGTCTGGAGTAACTATCTAATCTCTTGTATCAATCATTTTATTTGCATACATAAATTCTCTTAACTGATTCATATATGCTTTCTACTCAGTAGGTTTACTATAGTACTTAGTAAGTTTATCTGTATTTGGATCTATACGACTAAATGGTTTTAACGCAGATCTCATCCAATAATATAAATTACTGTTAGCATCTGCATCTATTGCTTTGTTTTTCAAATAATCGGCATTATGATTCATTTCGTGTATAGTAGTACCATATGGCACACCATTAATGTCATACTGATATTCGTATTCTCCCATTTTAGGAAATTCACCTCCATCCATATGCCTTTTAGTTGACTCAGTAGTAGTAGCCATTCTAGCTCTGGCATTATCCTCAAATGCAGTTCTTTTAGCTTTAGGTAGTAACTCTGGACTATTATTATAAGCATCTATTAAATCTGCATATATCTAAGTATAGTCATCACCGTATTTTTCTTTTACCTACTAAGCTCTACGCATATAACTAGGATCGTCCATCAATCTCTAAACGGTTTCATAAGTTTCATTATTCAACCTAGCTGACATTCTACGTTCTTTCTCTCCTAATTTAACAGCTTTATCCAAAGCATTTGATAAACTACTACGGTAATTCTTTACAGTAGGAGTACTCCTCCTTACAGTACTAATTGCTCTAGGTACAAAAGGAATCATAGTTGCAGTAGCCAAACCAACTCCTAACCAATCATTATTCCTTGCTGCATTATATGCATCTTTAGCAGATAATACATCTCCTATAGGAGTCACATTAACGGCATCTTCTAAATCTATTACAGGTTTAAGTCCTTGTTCTTTAGGCCTACCATCTGGAGTTCTACCTAATTTAGTATTAACTGCTTGAATAAATTCATCATCTGGATCGCCTACCTCACCGCCATTAGCCATATACTATACTGGATCCTAATACATATTATATGCAAATGTATTAGTAAGTTCTGATATATCTGCATCTTCTAATGACTCCCATTGTTCTGGTATCTTAGCTCCTTTACTACGCATATTACTTATATCTTCAGGAGTAAGTTGTCTATTAGGATCTATATAGTAATTACCCTAATCATCTTTCAGATTTGAATTATTACCTCTAAAGTCCCAAGTCTATGCGTGTTTCTCATTAGCCTAATTGACATAATCTTCATACGAACTATCAGGATTACTAATGCGTACATTAGGAGAGGCATTAAGTATAGCTGGAGTATTGTCTCCTACCATATGACCAACACCTTCATGCCAAGTATTAGCAGGTCTTAGTGAAGTATAACTGTGAGCTTTTGGATTAGCAAAACCCTTAGTACCTTTTTCCTTAAGTATATTAAGCTATTGATTAATCTGAGCATCCGTAGGATTATAACCCTATCCTACCATATTATCTCTCATAGCTTCAGTAGGGGTTTTCCATGTAGCTTTATCTATATTAGATAATACACTGCCTAATTTATCTCCTCCTATCTAATCTGAATATTTTGGATTCTTAGCTCTCTCAGTATACCAATAGTTTGCAAAGTCTTTTTGATATTCATTCTGATTCTAGAACATCTTGTTGTAATCAGGTCTTCCATCTACTAAAGACTCTTGCATTATATCTCTTCTAGTCTTACGCTGAAACTCATTCACCTCTCCACCATATTCATAGGAGTTTCTAAGTCTACGGCGTTCTCTTACTTTCTTTTTAGCAGATTCAGGTAACTAGTTATAATATTTTCCTTCATCAAGAGGTACAAAGCCAGTTCTTTGAACAAAAGGAGTGCCTGCCTTATCTAACTGTCTTGACAACCATCTTATTGGTCCAATATACATACTAGAAGCTCCCTTATCCTTAGTATCAGTAGGGCCATAATCATTCAAATCGTATGCTCTCTGATAGAGTTTGTCATTACTAGCATTGTAGTACAATACAGAATTATAACTACCAGCATGAGGTAATTCTGGAGTATATTCACCTAGAGGTAATGTTCCTACTGGAATTAAATTACTTCTTTTAATAGTTGTGTCAGAATCAGCAATATACTCATACACAGGTACTTCTCCATGAATTTCTTTGTGATAGTTAGCAGCTCTTCTTACAATTCCATAGGGGTCTTCCTCACTGTTAGTATCTACTACTCTATAATTAGGATTCTTTGTCATCTGCTTCTTTTGATTTTCAGGAGATAATAGAAACACTTCTCCTGGATCATATGGAGTTTCGTCTACACTCTTTATTGCATCTGCTATAGGTTCTACAAGTGGCGCTTCAACTGGAGCTAATACTGGGTCATTCTGAGTTTGATGTATAGTATAATATGCAGCAGCTGCTATAGCTGGTGTTCTTCTTTCCTTATTGAACAACATATCAGCAAGTGAGGCAAATACCTAACCAACACCTAAAGCATGTCTGCCACCATTCTGATAGGCTTGTACTTTCCAATCCCAATAGCCTTTACCGGGATTATTCTCCCGGTAAGACTTTAGGTTCTGCATTCTCTATTTAAATGCTTGTTTATCCATAATTCAATCATTTACTACCTTTTCCGCCTTTTCCTTTTTTACCGCCGGATTTCTTTCCACCACATGCCATAATTATTTCTCCTTTTTACTTTTATAACTACCTATTTTTAAATACTTAAACCACGCATAGTGCTTACGCTCTTTACAATAGTTTAGGTTCTTATCATTATTGTGTGCTTCTTCTTCGAAGCTAACATCGTGATATCTATCACTCTGTTTATTCCATTTACAGGACAGCATTATACAAAGATATTCTATAGCATACCATAAGTAGAAACCAATCCACAACATCTCTTGCATCTACTTCAAATGGATTTTCTCATGGTTGTACTCTGTCATTGTAACTACCGCATCATTTCTTTGGAATATAACACCAAACAGATTTATCAATTTATAACCCTTAAAAGGTATAAACTTATTCTTAATTATCTTCATATTACTTCTCTCCTGTTACTTTGTTTTTGATAGCTGTTTTTGCTTTCAATTTCTCACGCTCCATTGCAGCTTTATCTTTCTATTTCTGCAATTCCATTTCTTGCTTCATCTTATCTTTTTCAAGTTGAATTTTCTTGTTTTCAACATCACGCTTCATTTCAATTTCACGTTTCTTGTTATTCAACTCAAATCGTTTAGATGCTGCATCAGAATTAACCTTCTGTTGTTCAATTGCTTGTTTACCTATTTCGATTACATCAGGTATTCCATTCCCGTCTTGATCCATATTCTCAGAACCTCTATACGCATTAATTTGAGCAACTGCAATCTTAGTATTAGCGTCAGTATCTATCTTATATTTTTCAAGGTCTAATTTACGATTTTCAGTATCTAACTTAGCTTCCTCGATCATAAGTTTCTCTTCCTCCATCTCATTCTGCATCTGTTGCATTTGCATTTCGCGTTCAGCTTGAGCTTGTTCCATCTGTTGCTGTTGCTCCATACGCTTTTGCTCAATTTCTTCAAGACGTTGCTTAATCATACTAACGTTGTCCATAGTAATAATTTCAGCAATATCAAGTAAGCTAGCACCATTCTGCATAGCAGGTTGCATAAGCTGTTTAAGAGCCTCTACCTGTTGTTGATTCTTGGTTGTATCATCTACAAATACATCCATATCTTCATAGAAGAATTCATCAGATAGTGTTATAAATGCTCTAGTAGCATCATCTAATATATAATGAAGACAACGCTTATTATCTTTCCATGCTACTTTTGATGTATCTAGAAGCATAGTAAGAGCTTCTTTCTTTACCTAATTATGTACCCAGAACCAAGGCTCAGTAATATGAGCAGATTGTACCACAGAACGTTCTACATTACCTACTAATTCATTAGACGCAATAGAACCCTCACGTTGTTTACTTACTCCTGAGATTTCAGATACCATGTCTTCAATCTTATTCATTAGATTAATATACTAATCAATAGTATTAGCCATACTTAAATCTAATGCCTAGAACTGATTGAACTACGAAGGCTTACCTCCCTCACGACCAGGTATATCCCAACCTTCTTCATATGGATTAATAAAGACAACACCTAAAGCTCCTAAGTAATGCATCCACTTATTTACATCAATACCCATAGATTTAGGTATCTAAGTAACGTCAATAACTGGTACTTTACCTTTATCTCTAGACATAGCTAATTCGAGACGATACCAGAGTACAATATACATGTATTGTAAAGGTTTCATCATACTTACTAATGATCTAGGAGAACTATTGGTATTATTATATACTACTCCTGTATAAGGTAATTTCTAAGAGTTTAAGTTATCTGCAGATATGTGTTGATATTCAAGTGGTTGTATACCTATATATAAATCTTCTCCCACTCTATATCCTTCCCACACTTCTATAATCCAAGACCATTCTACATTTATTTCTAGTCCTGTAACTTTATAGGATTCATCTACTTGTAATTCATCAATCTCGCCAGTTTCAGGGTCCTAATATGTGACGAATCCTATCTTTTTAAATGACTTCCAACAGCAATGCCATACATTAATATTATCACTACCTTCAAATGGATTAGAAGTAAACCCATTAATAGTATGTGTTTTAATATGTGGATAGTCTAAAGATGTCTTTCTTACTTCTGGATTAATCCCACCTCTACTAGTGTCTTCAATCATCTCAAGCAACTCATTCAATTGCTTTTCAGACATTTTGTCATAGAATCTATCATATATCTCAGTAGCTGACATAATCATCTTACGACAGCACCAATCTGAGTCGTGTATAAATTCTAAATCTGCAGTCTGATCATAACTAAAGTATAAAGGATTTACTCTCTCTAAGTAAGGATTGCCGTTAATAATACCTACATAGTATATCTCTTCTCCAGCAATTAAAGCATCCTTCCACCCTTTATAGAACTCATGGGTTATATTAAGTTTGTTCTTTAAATAGTTGAGGCTATGATATGCAGTAGTTTCAGCAATATCCTTATAGTCTTTATTCAAATACTTTTGAATCTATTCGGGAGGCATTATTTCTCCAGACTATATAGCTTGCTGAAATCTCATAGCCTCTTCGGGACCCATATTAGCCATGATCATACCCATTATATAATCGGTAAGCATCTACTTAGCTCTCTCTTGTATGTCACTAGTAGCATTATCGCTAGTACGTACAACTCTAAAATTAAAGGGTCTTTTAGTTTCTTCTCCGAGTAATAAGTCAACTTTAGGCTTAATTATGTTATAGTCCTGTGCAGTAGCTGGGAAGCCGTCTTTCTATTTAAAAGGGTTAGTAACATAAAGTAAATCCTTTTCATTATAGATACTATTGTATAAATCATAGTATGTCTACATCTCTTCATATCTAGTACGGCCATTATTACCACTGCCACTACTAAATCCAGATTTACCGATTATGTAATTTACGCATGCTTCTTTCCAGTCCTTTGTCTTCTTTGACATAGGTAGTTTCTATACTGGAAATGAACCAATATTTTTACTTATCATATTCTGTTAATTAAATGTATATACATCTTCATCGACTTGATTATAACTATCGTCATAGCTATAATTATCATAAGTAAATAGAGGACCGTCGAATAATAGTCGTTCTCTATTACTTTTTTTCTTCTCTTTAACAACTACATTGTATAGTTGTTCCCGATAAATCATTACCTGCATCAACGCCATGACACGGTCAAAGTTACCTATATCATTGTAACCTATAAGTTCTTCTAATAGCGGTTCTGACAGTATCTCATGCAGGTTTTTATGCCCTGGAGATTTTTCCTCATTAAGCCAGTCTTTGATCAATCCTTCACCCCATTGCTTTATCTACTTATTCATGTGGCAGCCTTTCTTACGCTAAACTTTAGAATTGCCAACAATATCAGATATAATGTCTGGCTAATCAGCCAGCAAGTAGTCACAATGCTTAGCAGTAAAATATGGAAACAAGCCTTTACGCTCATTTTCATACATAATTCTACCATTGTAATAAACCGCTAATTTACGTAAGTTTTCATAGTATTCTTCTGCTGTAGAAGGTCTTCCAGTGTACTCAGCTACAATTATATCGTAATAGTTTTCAAAGCCCTAAAAACGCTTGTAAACAAATGTAGAACCTAATGAATTGGTACCTGACTAATCATGATCATAAGGGTCTACTCCAAGTATATATAAACCAATAGGAGCATCTTTTACAGGATGTTCCCATATTACTATAGAACCAGTAGGATCATCGTCTTTACCTAGTGGGTATTTAGTAATATCACCTTGTTTCTTTACTATCCACTTTAAGGATCCATCAGATTCCCACACTAAATCCCCTATTTGTTTATGGTTGGTTAACTTCTTATTAGTGCGTATTCTTGCTAATTGTTCTTGTAGTTCTTTCTTAGGAAATATGTTACCATTGAATTCCAAACACGCTTCAGCAGGAGTAATAGGACGTTCCGCAATATATCTATCTACGGCTACAGAATTAGTAGAATTCTCAATAACTATCTTTCTTTCAGACAGTATATACTCCCTTGCTTTATAGGTCAGAGTATTACCATCATTATCCATATACAGACGATTACCTTTATCGTCACGTATATCCATGTTGGCATACTAAGGTATAAAGAATCCGCATTTAGTGTTGTCTACTGCTTCATCCCAGATGTTATTAAGTTCGAGGCAATTAAATCCTTTTGGCTTATAAAACATCTCTTTAAGTGTAGCAAAGTTAGAATCCGTATCACCACCTGTACCATATGCAATCATAGTACCAAATGCTATACCGTCTGTTTCTACAGAAGGTCTAGCAATTTGCCATGCTGCACTTAATTCTTTAAAAGAACCGGCCTCTTCAAACATAATAAGATTAGCAATCTTACCACGTACTACATCTGGATTATCTTTCAAAGTAACTCCAATGATTTCAGACTTATAACCCACCTCAATCTTATTACCGTATTCATCAGTAACCCACATACCCGCTCTACGTCTAAGCTGAGTACTAACAGATCTCTTTTTACTCCATGCAGTATGTTCGTCAATAAAGTCCATGTAACCCCAAGCTTTAGTAAGAGTACCATCATCTGTCAAATACTATTTATTAGATGCATATACATATGACTTAGAATCAGGTATTAAATAGTAATTACGACATAGCATAGCAGCACATTTGTATGAGTAACCCTTACGTCTGGATTTCAATACACACAAATGTTTACCCTCTTCTTTGCATTGTTCTACACATTGGAAGTAGTAATAGTCATAATCCCAGAAATCAGGGAATGTAACAATGTGTTCTGATTTATTCTTACCATCCACTATACGATTAACCTAACGATAAATAGGACAGTAATTTAAATAAAAATAGTTATAGCCACTAATGAAATCTCCATCATCAGCAGTATAACCATTAATACATTTCTGCTACTCTTCCTGCCAGAAACGCATATATTCAGCCGTACCTTTAGGGTACGGACAATATGAGCCAGTTGCTATAAACTATAGTGCTGGCTTTCTAAATTTATTACTATTTAATATCCTTTTGTTAAAATCGACCATGTTTAACTATAATAAAAGGGGCACGTTTCACAACGGACCCCTTCTCTTCAAACCTTAAAACATTTTTATGAAAAAATTTAAAATTAGTGCAAAAAGCACTAGAAATAGCTCTCTAGGTTATACCAGACCCTAGGAACTGGCCGACTTACGATTCGGACCTTCATTAGCTGTGTTTACTGTTAATTACTCAGTAAGTGACTTAGGTAGTTACGTTGTATGCGCGCCATACTTCAGTTAGTTATTGGTAGCCCCACTAGGATTCGAACCCAGACTAAGAGGGTTAGAGCCTCCTGTGCTAGCCATTACACCATAGGGCAGTAAGACGTGGCTTCTTTTTAGACGCGCCACGTAACGTCGCTGATTGAATATGTTTTAACCTTATTTCTTAAACCAACCTTTGATACGTTTGGTAATTCTTTTATACCAAGGCTTAATTACCTGGCGTGCAGCTTCACATTCTGCAATTGCTTCTTCTACTGTCTTATTATCATCTGTCAGATCTACTATTATGTCTGGCAGTTCATTAGTCTTTTTCATAATCTCTTAAATTTGTTTATCTAAACGATAGTGTTATTTTTTTGTATCTCTGCAGTGTTATTTTCTAACACCAGTGGGTAATTCGAAAGGATTAATCTTAGCATCACCTTTAACCCTAGTAGTATCCATTTCTCCAGCTTTAACTGCTTTTTCCAAGAAGTCTAGAGTAACATATGTATCTTTTACTTTAGCAAATCCTGCTAAGTATTTTTCTATCTTCTTTTCATCTAGTTCCTCTTTAAGACTATCGTGATAGTATTGAGTAAAAGTATCTAGTTTGAGTCTAATACTATTTAACATTGCAAGAGTACGAGTATATTGTAATCTCTTAAATGTATCTTCAGCTATTAGTTCATCTGGAGTAAGTTGATAACCTTCTGGGAAAAATTCTTTCTTTAATGCTTCTTCTAAGATATCCTCGGTCATACTAAGTACATATGGACTATCCCATTTATTCTTAAAGACTATATAACTGATAACTGCTATAGCGTGTTGTTTGTCAGCCTTGTCTTTCTCCCATATTTTCTTAAATGCTGGAATAGCTAATGCGTCTTCGTGTATTGTTACATTACCACCTAGAATATCAAATAATTTCATTTATACTCTTTTTGAATTAGAATTAGGTGCTTTACATTCACAAGATTTCTCTTTTCCCAATTGCTCTTCTTTATATGCTGCTACTTGTTCTTTAATCTCAAGTATTACGGCTAATAATTCAGGTGAATCAAATACAATAGGACGTTTGATATATTCACCTTCCCAATTACGAATTAAACCAATAATTTGCCCTTTCTTATAAGGGATATAACCTCCTACGCCATTATTAGTTGTCTCATCAATGATAATTCTACCATCGTCCTCAGCGATTCTAATATCACCAAGTTCATAACATGATCGTTCACCTTTATACTTAAGATCTTCAAGTGAATCTCCTGTTAATGTAAAGTCTAAGTTTTTTCCAATTATAGTTTCCATATTAATCTATTCTATAACTTGTATAATATTCTTTTTGTAATCGTGCTAGAATTACTCTAGCTTGTTTCTCAGAGCAATTAGGATTTACATATTCTGGATCCATTTGATACTTCTCTATCATTCTTTGATAAATCTCCATTTCCTGTTCCAGACTTTCCTTTGTTATGTTCATCTTCATATCTCCTTGTTTTTGTGTTCCTTTTCAGAAATCACACTATTTATATCGAGTATATCTAATAAGCTATTGCAATCATCAATCTTCTTAGATATACGGTTATTGAGTTTGTTAATTAGAGATTCCTGAGTTTCTCCGTGCTTACTGCAGTATAGCATTGCTATGGCATTCCAAGCTACTTGTGCAAGATGTCTACAACCGGTTTCGTTGTCCATCTCTTCTCCCTTTTCGAATAACACAAGATGTCTGAATAATGCGGCTTTATATCTAGAGTAACCATCTTTAAGTAACTGCCAAGTATTGACTCCGTACTTCTTTGATCCTTCAGTATATACTTTAACGATATCTTCTAATTCTTCTAGAGGCAATAAATCCCATCTGAGTTTATTATCTTTAAAGTCATTCTTTATTCCCTGTTTCATATTTATCAATCAACTTTTGACAGATATCGTTAACTACTTTTTCTCTCTTCTCTAATGAAGAATCATCTTCATCTGATACTTCTTCCAATCCCTTCATCATATCTTCTATAAAGTCAAAGTATGATATCTTATCAGCTTCAACCGCCTTCTCTACAGAGTTTAATAACTTTTGTATGATCTCAGGGGCTTCCTTAGAGTTTTCTCTCTCTAACTTAAGTAATTGTAGAGAGGTTTCTTTATCTATTTTATTCATTGTCTCTTATATAGTCTATCATGTATTGACCTATCTTACCGGCTACCCATCCTACTAAGTATGCATAAGGTTCGTTTCTTTCATCAAAAGATTCTGCACGAGCTCCAATTAATTGCCATATTGCATCAGTAATATGTGTTGACTCATGTGCAATTGTATTGAATAGAAACTCACTTATAGCTCCATTGCTATCTTCATCTAGGAAAGTTATAACTCCTTTATAACCACTTTTCTTTTCTTTTACTAAGAAGGTAGTTGCTGCTGAACCCATTGGATCTGCTGGTATGCCATCATCATCAATTAACATATCTTGTACAGTTCCATAGAACTTAAATCTCTTCTTACTATTGTAAAAGTCAGATATTGTACCGATATACAATGACATGGGATAAAGGTCTAAATCATACTTTCTAATCATCTTTTATTGCTTTATATATGTTCGCTACCGCTTTATTACTAAGTAAATACAGATATAAGTAAACATCATCCGTCATTTTATAAGTAACGCTAGGAGTTATGATTTCATTAGAGACATCATTTAACTATACTTCACAAGTATCTTTATTACCAGTAGGATACGATAGTTTAAAGTATACCATATACTCAATTAATTCTGTAACTATGTCAATCTCTGGTATCTTTGTCAATCTAATTATCTTTCTATCTCTCATGATTCTTCTTTATCTTTATCTTACCTAAGTAAGTAAACATTAAGGGTTTTTCATCTCTCTAGCTTATTTTCCTGTTAGCAAACAGGAATGGGTGAGTACATATTGTTTTTATTACCTAAGTAGGTAGGTTATACTTCTTACTTAACTCAATAAATATATTCACTCCAGTTTTGTTCATCAGCTAAATCCTTAATAGTGTAATACTTATTATCAAGGAAAGCATCCAAATCCTTAGTGTTTTCAAAGGTATCAGGTCTAACGCAATTAATAGCTGTAAATAGATCTGCTACTGTAGCTTTATTAGAAGACAACCAATCACCTTCTTCCTTACTAGAATCAACAATAGTATTCAATCTCTTAAGTTCCTTTTTACTATAAGCCTTCTTAGGTTCTGCTACTACTGCATCTTTACGCTCACCTTGAATACTAACTAGATCACAATCATCTGTAAATATAATAAACTTATTATACTTAAGATTCTTCTTTCTAATCTTGTACCAGAGTCTTACTATCCAATTATAATCTCTTTGTAATAGGATAGAACCTGGTTTAATTGACATATATTCCATATTCATATTATTCTCTGTCTAGTCGTAATACGATAGTAATTTGTACTCTATCTCCAATCACTTCAGGTATCAAAGCAGGATTAACCATCCATTCATCATCTGCTTTACCCTTAACAATCAGACCTTTATCTCTTAATCTTCCTATATATCTACTTAGATTATCACCTGTAATGCCTGTTGCGGCTTTTAGATAACGTCTGTTTTCTGTACTTATAACATTCTTACTGTAACCAGGGAGCTTTGGAGTATTAATATCTAATTCAATGAGTAATACCATTATATCCTGCTCCCTGTCAGTAAGCTAAAGTACGCCATCAAGCGATCTGAGGAATTCTCGATAAAGATCCGTTTTCTTAACTGTTTTAACTAATTTGTTCATTTATTCGGATCCCTATTACGAGTTTATTCATTAATAATATCTTTAATCTTGTTTAATACTTTAGTAAGGTTATAATAAACTGTATCAGCTTCTACTTTAACACAAGTAGGTACTTCTTGATTATTATAAGCCTCTTCGAGGTTCTTGTGATCTGTTTCGTACTGTTCTAAGAGACTATCAATCGTATTGGCAATCGTATCAAGCTTGTCTGACATCTCTTCCAACAAAGTATCGTCACAGCTACATTCATCCTCATCATCGAGTACAATGAGATAGCCCTCATCAACATATTCATCACAAGTATCTTTATCCATAAACAAAGCACGTTCACTCGTTTCGTCTTTAAAATAGAACTCAAACATTTCTGTTTCATCATTCCAAGTAAGGATATCACCTTTCTTACCACAAGCAAACTCTTTTACTACTTTATACTGTACCATAATAATTATTATTTTTAATTGTCTTAATAGTTGTTACAATTACATAAACGTGAAGTGTTAAAAAGGTAACTATATTTTAACATTTGTTAACTATTTAACTTAATGCAATAAAAAAGGCTAGATCCGCAGACCTAGCCCCACAACAACTATTAATACGCATTAATACTTATTTCTTAACTTTCTTTGCAACACAATCATAAGATTTTACCAGCATACTATCTTTGAATAAATCAAAGTCTTTAGCAAATTTCTTATTAAATACAATAGTATCTCCTACTTCAAATTTGAGGAGAGTAGAGTCTAGATTAGACCCAATTGCAAGTACGATACCGGTTCTCCACTCTGATTCAACTTCTTTTACTTCAGTCTTAGTATCAAACTTCTCATAACCGTCTACGTCTTTTTCACCTGTACCAACTGCTTCAGTAACTTCTTTCTTTAACATAATAGGCGCAAGAGGTTTAACTAAGATATCCTGCAGAGGAGTATATTCTAAACCGTTAACTACTGTTTCAAGTACTTTATCTTCCATATATTTTATAACGTATAAATTTTATCTTTGTTCTATTAATTTCAGTATGTTTCCACCCCAAATACAATTCCTTAAAGCCTTTGGGACACAATGTCTGGTATAGAAATAACAGCCGTCACAGCTACCATTGTCTGTCTTAACTACTTCAAATTTCTTACCTAGAATCTCTACTACTTTATTTTCTTTTGTTGGCATACTTCTTAAAGTTTAGTATAACCTGATATATTGCATGTACTATACCACCACCAATTATCAAGCCTATCCAGAATTCTTCTTTCATTATAACTCTATCTTTCTAAGTATATAACCCTGTCTACACAATTGTACAATTCTATCTGGACAGCTATTATTATATAAAGCACAACCTTTACAATACTTCTGAGAAGTATCTGTTTGTACTAATTGATAAGTGTTTCTATTATGATTTATGTACATACCTGAGTATGCCTCTATTTTATTAACTACTTTTCTCTTTCCCATAATACGTATTATATATACTTTAACTAAGTAAAGACATTATCTAAAGTAAGGACTATTAATACTGTCTAATCTGTCTTAGACTGTCTTTATCTGTCTTAGACTGTCTTTAACTGTATAGACAGTAACGTATAAAACACTACTTAGGTTCCCTTTTATATTAACTTTTTAACATTTATTAAGAACAATTATGGCTATTTAACACACAAAATTTAACATTTTTTAAGATAATAATTTCTTTACCTTCTCCTTACTCTGATAACAGGTTATAAAATGCAGATGCCGGTATTCCCCTTTTGCTTTAATCTTTATTATATTTATCAATCTCTTACTAGGATCTACTGCGATAGATTGGTCAACTAACTGTGCCTTAGCTATTCGTTTGGCGAATATCCTAATTCTACCTATATCATCTCTTTTACATCTTCTGAGATATCTTTCATTAAACCTATTTACATAGTGTTCACAACAGTGAAATATTACTATTTCATCTGTACTCATATCATGATACCAGCCGGAAATCTCTTTACTGAAATTAGTAAAGTATACCTTATAAATTAGTTCGCGACCAGCTCTTATATTGACAACAATTATCTTAGTGTTATCAACAGTAACCTCTACATAGGGGAGCGAATCTATACTATCCCCTATCTTCTGTATATAATAATGTGGATCGTATTTCATATATACATGAACGCAAAATGTTAAAATTTGTAATATAATTTAACATTTATTAAAAAATTTTTTATAAAATAAAAATTTTGGGAGAAAGGATGCGAGAAGTGACCAGCAAAGATTCACTCCCCCGTATTATGTATCGGCAGGGAA